CGACTACGGCGTCGTGCCGGTCGAGAACGCCAGCGAGGGCTCCGTCGTGCGCACGCTCGACCTGCTCGCGGAAAACGACCTCAAGATCGTCGCCCAGGACGCGACGGGCAAGGCCATCGCCGGGTACCTCATCAAGGCCGCAGTGGCGTAAGGAGGAACCATGGCTACTGCTGTAACCAACATCCAGCATGGCAACGAAGACGGCACCGTCATCTTCATCGAAGCTGGCGAAGACGTCAGTGGTCTCGATCAAGAGGTGATGGACAGTCTCGTTGCTGCAGGTGCCGTCACTGACGAGGACACCTCGGCTGATCAGCAACGACTCGCTGACCTCGAAGTCGAAGTGGAAGAGCTCCGCTCGAAGCTCGCGACGGTTGGTCAGACGGCTGCGTCGAGAGGTGGAGGTTCGCCTCTCGATATGGGCTACGCGTCCGATCCTGAGCAGCTGGAAGCGGCGAACGAGGACGTCACAGGAGGCGAAGCCGCCGCGACCGAAGAGGCTCCGGCGTCCGACTATTCGACCGAGTAGTGCATGACGTACATCAACGTCACTGATGTTTCGCAATGGTTGGAGCCGACTAAGCTAAACATCACTACCCTCGACACGCAGCTGGAAGCCACGGCCTTTGAGGTCGTGGCTTCGCGGCTGTCCGTGCGCTACGACACGAGCCTCTGGACAAGCATCTCGACGACGCCTCCACTGGTTCAGAAGATCCTTGGCATGATGGTTGCGGGGTACACCTACAACCGTCAGTACAGCGAGAACGAGGATCTTGACAAGTACGGATTCTGGCTCCTCAGCTACGCCGACAATCTCATCACTGGTCTCGCGACTGGTGTTGTGGATCTCGTCGACACAGGTCAAGGGTTGGTAAATGCTGAGAGATCGCCGTTCAGCTTTCCTGCCTTCTGGCCAACGGACGCAGCGACGGATATGGCAGACACAACGCTTGGTGGTGACCCCACCGATCCGAACGCTGCGCCGCTTCACTTCACGTCTGGTCAGGTCTTCTGATGTCAGAACAGCCAGGGATGTCACCCTTTGTAGGATTCACGATCGACTTCATTCCTACGATCGGTGTCATCGTTGGCGGTCTGGCGGAGATGGCCGCCAGTTTGGAAGACGTGCAATCATTGCTTGAGCAGGCCGTGGATCAAGTAATGGTTCCGTCGATTCATGAGAACTTCCTTCAGAGCGGTCGTCCAGATGCTTGGGAGCCACTCGCCGAAGGTACGATAGCACAACGTGCTGCAGCAGGACAAGAAGGTCCACCCTTGATTCGTACGGGTGCACTTCTCAGTGCAGCAATCGATCCCGGCTCCTGGGAGATTCTTGCCTTTGGTGGCGAGGGCGCGGCGTCATTGGTAGATCTTCCAGGAGCCGAGTACGGTGTGTTTCACCAGACTGGAACGACGTTCATACCGCAACGTGAGTTCTTGTTGTTCCAGCAAAACGACCTGGAGAAACTTGAGTTCCTTATGGGGACTTGGGTCGACATACAGTTGCTGACAGGTGAGTTCTAGTGGCCTTGACCGACAAGCTGAGCGACGTGTCGCAACTGCTCGTCGACTTGATCATTGCGAACGCTCAAACGTTAGGCATTCCAGATGTTCCAGGTGCAACGACAGTAGGATCGGATCCTTCCGTCTTCTACGGCGATCAGGTCATGATTCCAGTAACACCCACCGTTTGTGTCGACCCAGTGCAACGGCAGAGAGATCTGTCGGAGACAGGTTACCAGACGACAGTAGATTTGGCGGTGTTCGTCATCATCTACCACGGCAAGGTTCAAGACATGCAAACGAACCTCAAAGAGTGCATACAGTTCGCGGAAGCTGTGGAGGCCGTGTTGTATACGGACAAGCAGCTGCAAGGTAACGTAGTGCATAGCTACGTCTCGAACATGGACATGGGTCAGATGATTCGTGGGCGAACGCTCATGCGAGCTACGCGACTTACCTGGCGTGGCTTGTCCAAGGCGCAGATATGGTGAGGAGGCCCGATGGGCACAGTTAGAGTCGAAGACCATCACTACCCACCGGGTGAAGAGTTCACGATCCCCGGAATAGGGTTGGTCAAGAACTTCGAGGATACCGAAGTCGACGAGATCCAGATCGCTAACTTCAAGGCACTCGGAAGCGAATGGCCTGAGAGCGACACTCTCACGATCGTCTCACAAGACGTCGAGGAGAGTGAGGAACAGCCTGTGGAGTCTGTTGAGGAAGGGACCCCGGCTGACGAATCCACAGGAGGTGAGGGTTAATGCCCATTGGCGTTGGCGCACAGGAGATCGTGGGCATCGCTGCCGAGACGACTGCTGGTACGTACCTCGCTCCGACTCACTGGATGTTGCTTCGGAGTGAGTCGTTCAAGTACGTACAAGATACAGTCTGGCGGCGCCCACTACGAGGCATCGCAGACATCGCGGGACCTGTTCCGGGTAACTCACACATCGAGGGCGACTTCGAGATCGAGGTCACTGAGGACATCCTGCCACAGATCTTGCGGAGTGCTCGTGGCACGATCACGAAGACTGGGACGGCTCCGTTCACGTACACGTACGTTCCGAGCGCGGTAGCAGTTCCGGCGAAGACGATGTCGATCAGCGTGTCGCGTGCCGGTATTGTGTTCGGCTACACAGGCTGCGTCATCTCGTCGATGGAGTACTCCATGGACAATGGGTTGCTGATCGGCAAGTTCAGCATCCTTGGACAGGACGAAGCATCGCAGACGGCACTTACTCCGGTCTACGTTTCGACGGCCCCGTACGGCAGTGGTCAGTACTCGTTGGAGATCCCATCGGGTACGCCAGTGCTCGACACAGACGCTTTCGTCTTCTCTGTCAACGATGCAGCTGAGGCGCAGTACCGGATCAAGAACAATCGCTACATGCAGTTCGCGAAGTACGGCGAACGTGAGACGACGTTGAAGGTGTCACGCGACTTCGCTGATCGGACTGAGTACGATGCGTTCAAACAGTTGACAGCGAAGGCCATCAAGCTCACGGCGACGAAGAGTGTGAATGCCAGTGTCTCCTTCGAACTCAAGTCTGCGATCGTGGGTGAGTACACGATTGGTGGAACTACAGGCCAAGGCGATCTCGTACGCGCAGACATCACTTATCAGGGTGTGTACGACAACGTTACCTCGATGCCGTTTACGATTATCGCGACTACAAGCGCGGTTATCGTCGTTCCTTGATCGCCGCCAAATAGGATTCCAAGCCCAGGGGGAATCAATGCCCAAAGCAACAATCACACAGGAAACTGTCCACAAGGACTTGGAGACGTTACCGGAAGGATTCGTCGAACTTCGACGGATGCCGTACGGTCAGTGGCTCCATCGGCAAGAGCTTGCCATGCGCATGAACATCAAAGCGGATGGTCGAGGCGGCCGACAGAACACTGGCATCGAGGGCCAGATGGTGATGGCGAACCAAGAGGTGACGAACTTCGAGTTCTCACAGTGCGTCGTCAATCACAACCTCGAGAACGACGCGGGCGAACTCCTTGACTTCCGTTCACCCACAGCGTTGATGTTGCTCGATCCCAAGATCGGGAACGAGATTGCCCAGTACATCATGGAGCTGCATGAGTTCGACTCGGGAAACTCCTCCAACGGATCCAGCTCTTCCTAGCAGGAAGTAAACGGGATCCGGACTATGAGGAGATATCGCAACTCATTGAGGTGACAAATCTGTGTTCCGCCTTCAACCAGTTACCCAAAGAGGGGGGCGTGTTCGATCAGGATTCTATCCTGATGCGCTCGATGTATCTGGTGCTCGTGGCACAGAACGCCAAGTCCCAAGAGGAGATGGACAAGCTCAACAAGGACATGAGTCGCATGCGCGCCGGGAGGTAGGGAGTTGCCCCTAGGGACACGCGAAGTCCTACTAGTGATTCGTGCACGTGACCAAGCTACACGTGCGATCACTGGTATTGCCTCATCCTTTGGTGCGTTGGATGCCGAAGCTGCCGCTGCTGCAAGAAGTACGATTGCAACTGGTACTGCACTCACAGGTGTCGGTATTGGTATAGGTGCCGTTGGTGTTGCTGGGTTAGCCTTCATGAAGCAGGCTACTGATGCTGCTATGGACTACAATCGTCAGGCAGCACTCACACTGACGCAGGTTGATCAGACTGGGGTCAAGCTCGAAGACATCAAGAGGATTGGACGCGACGTAGCGGAAGCCATTCCCGCACCGTTCGATCAGATGCAGAAGTCGTTGTTCGACATCTTCTCGTCAATGGATGTCAACACGACGCAGGCGCAACAACTCTTGACTGCCTTCTCTAAGGCGGCTGTCGCTGGTCAAACAGACGTTCAGACGGCCGGTCGAGCTACCATCTCGATCATGAACGGCTTCAAGGTGCCCATACAGGACGTCGGTAAGGTAATGGACGTCCAGTTCGAGACGGTCAAGAAGGGTGTTATTACCTACGACGAACTAGCTAGTACGATTGGACGCGCCATCCCGTCGGCCGTCAAAGCTGGACAATCGTACCAAACCCTTGGCGGTATGATCGCATTCCTGACAAGGAATGGCTTGAGTGCTGCTATGGCATCTACCTCTGCCGCTCGTGCGTTCGACCTGTTGTCGAATCCGAAGTTTGCAGATAACATGCAGAAGTTCGGTATCTCGGTATTTGACGCCTCTGGTAACTTCCGACCTATGGTCGACGTCGTTACCGATCTGAGGAACAAGCTAGCCGGGTTAACACCTGAAGAAGCTGCCGCAAAGCTCAAGGAACTCACAACGGGGGCCGGGGGCACTATTCAAGCGATGCGCTTCTTGAACCTGGCTGTCAACGACTCGAATGGGTTGTTAGGCGAGTTGACTGATCAGGTAACGAACTCACAGGGTGCCATGGGTTCTGCCTATGACATCATGTTCAATCAACCTGCTTCGCAGTCGCAGTTGTTTAAGAACAATCTCGATGTCCTGAAGACCGAGATCGGTGATGCGCTGATTCCAACGCTCAACGAACTGTTGAAGCACGGTATCGAGATCCTGAAGTGGTTCGAGGATATGGACCCACATACGCGTGAAATGATCACGCGGTTTGCAGCACTCGGGTTCGCTATCCTAGTTCTGGCGGGTATCGTTCTTACACTCGTAGGCGCATTCGTCATTCTCAATGGCGTATTGCAGATATCTACGGGTATGGGTCTAGGTGGCTGGCTGGGTGAGATCGCCTCGAAGGCTGTTGGAGTTGCCGTACTGGCGCTCGCTGTATGGGGTCTCGTACATGCATTCCAGGCGATACAAGATAACGACGTCATGGGGACCGTCATTGGTCTCGCTACCGCCTTCCTTAGCCTAGCGTACGCTTTCGCAACGTTCGACGCTCTTGCTGGGATTACAGCTGCTGTAGCTGCCGCTCTTAGTATCCCGTTCATCCTTGCTGCTGCTTTGATCGCAGCCGTTGTCATTGCCGTTCTAGCCCTTGCGTACGTCATCTATCGTAACTGGAATACGATCAGAGACGTCACGATTGAAGTATGGGGTATAGTCTGGGGCTGGATGCAAACGGTCTGGGACAAGATGCAGGAGTTCTGGAACTGGATTGCTAACACTGCGGAGAACATTTGGGGACACCTGAAGGATGTCGTCATAGGTGCATGGAATGGAATGGTCTCAGCTTGGGAACATGCACGCGATATATTCGTTTCCGTTGTTGGCACAATAGTCGGTTGGGTGCAGCAGCTCTGGAAGTGGATCACTACATTCGCTAGCTGGTTCTGGGGTACGTTTGGACCAGGCTTCATGAATGTACTCCATGCGATTGGTGGGTTCTTCTCCGACGTAGGTGCACAGATCGTTGAGACGGTCACTTCGATCTGGTCTCGCCTGATGTGGTTCTGGTCAGGCTTCATGACGGTCTTTGTTCCTGTGTTCTGGTGGTTCCGCGACATCGTAATGAATGTCTGGGATGTCATCTACCAGATCATTAGTAACGACGTTTCGTTGATCTGGAACGTCTTTACATCAGTGCTAGGTCCGGCGATCGACTTCGTACGTGATATCTTCAACCTTATGTTGAATGATGCTACGTTGGTGTGGAATAGCATGTGGGTAGTTATCTCCACAGCCATTGGGATAATCCAAACGATTATCGAGTTTACTGTCGGCGTCATTATGGCGATCTGGAACAACTTCGGTTCCGTGATCTGGCAGCAAGTCGTTCTTACGTGGAACCTGATCACTGGTGTCATCTCGACGGTGATTACCTTGATCAAGGACATCATCACGTTCGTGTTGAACCTGATTCAGGGCGACTGGGCAGGCGCGTGGAATAGCATCAAGCAGTTCTTCTCCGACGCATGGTACGGTATCTGGGGTATCCTACAAACCGTCTGGGGCTTCATAAGGAACTTCTTCATCGAAATGCCAGGAGCTATTCTGGGATTCCTTGGAGACTTCCTTCACTTGCTGTGGGACAAAGGTCGCGATCTCCTCAACGGTCTATGGGGTGGTATTCAGGAGATCTGGCATAACATCTCAGTCTGGCTTACATCCTTGTACCACTTCGCTAAGGATGCCGTTGGCGATCTCGGTCGCATCTTGTGGGATGCCGGTCGTGCGATCATCAATGGTCTCTGGGGTGGTATGAAGGAAGTTTGGAACGACGTTACTGGGTGGCTTAGTAATCTCGATCCTCGTAACTGGAAGGGTCCGAAGGAACGCGACCTGAAGATGCTGCACGAGTCAGGTCAGTTCATCATGCAGGGCTTGAAGAACGGTTCTCAGCAAGGCTGGGATGAGTACACGAACTGGCTTAGCACACTGGATCCTGCACAGGAGATGCAGAACCAGTTTAGCATGGGCGGACTTGGTGGCGGACAGCCGTTGACATCCTACAACGTACACCAGTGGGCAGAAGGTGCTATTCAAGTCAATGGCGCTGGAGATCCCGTAGAGATCGCAAAGCAGGTGCATGCACAGTTCAATGAGGTAGTCAACGAGCGGATCATGCAGGGAGTACAATGACTTCTGGTATCAATACCTACAGGCCAGGCGTACCTGCATTCGGTGGCTGGACAGAGCAGCTAAACGGCTGGACCGTAGTGGGTGCCGCTAATGCAGTTGCTGCTCTACAAGATGCGAGCGATGCCTCGTATATCCAAGCGCCGCCGTACAACTTGTTGCCTAACCAGAACATCTTGTTCTGTTCGATCCCGATTGCAGCTCCGACAATCCCTGCGAACGAATCAGTCAACTACGTTCAAGTACGGATGCGGATTGCTGACCTTGGAACGCTGAGTGCTCCATTGTTTGCTGCCGCACCTTTGAACGTGCGTCTTTGTTCGACAGCGCTCAATCTCAACTCTGGTGGTTACATCCTCGTTGGCAATACACAGGATGTCTGGAATGCACCTATCCAGACGATCACCAACGTGACAGGTGCGGCATCTCCAAAGACGCCTGGGGGTCACTACTGGTTTAGTGCTACGTATACAGCTCGAGCTGGTGTTTCAACTAATCAGTACTACAACAGTCTTGACGTGGTACAGCTGGGTTCTATTTGGTACGCAACAAGGCAATGGCGTATCTACGAGATGTGGGTCGACTATTCGTACAATGACGATCCAGGTACGCCTACAGCCAACGCAGCAGTGAACCTCTCGAAGCCACGTCCTTCAGTTACTTGGACTGTAACCGATACAGAGAACGACGCAATGCTGTTGCACGATACGGTTTACTACACCGAGGCACAACGGCTGACTGCGGGTTGGTACCCACTCAATCCAAGCTTCCCTGTACAGTCGCGAACAATCGTTCTTGTCAACGGGTTGAATGGTGGACCGCTTTCCACCTACACCGTGACGCCTAGTAACGATCTACCAAACAATACGACGTACCGATCCTACTCGCGCGTGACACAGATCCCGCAGCAGAGGACTAGCCCATGGGGTACGTCAGGTCCAATCGCTGTCCTCTTTGAGACCCCTGTGCAGCCAAGCATCACAGCGGTAGCGGAAAGTAATAACGGTCGTGTTCGATTGAATGTACAAGGTGCAGACAATCTTCTGACCTTCAACGAGTCGTGCTTCGAGGCTGCTAATCCGCTTAGCGACTGGAGTAGTTCTAACTGTACGTTAGCAACAGCAACTCAGTCATTTCAGGGCACAGTATGTCTGCAGTTGACAGCTAGTGCTGCAGGCTCCTATACCTATGCAATGTTGCAGCAGGCGAACTGGAAGCCTGTAGTTGCTGGGCAGACGTACACCGCAATGGCTTGGTTCAAGCGAACCTCTGCGTCAGGCAACCGCAACTGTCGTATGGAGATTGTCTTCTACGACAGTGGTAACAATCCAACGGGAAGCGTACTTAGTACAACAACACCAGCTGTTCCAAATACCTTCACTCAGGTCACTGCTACAGGCGTAGCTCCTGCTAACTCCGTCTATGCCAACATAGTGTGTGACGTGCTCAATGTGGTAGCAGCTGGTGAAGTGTACGTCGTTGACCAGGTATCGTTCGCTCCGGGTACAAACACTACTGACTGGTCGCCAGGTAGCATGACTGCAACGCAGAACTACAACACTGTCGTTGCTGGTCCCAATGCAGGTACTGGTCAGACGATCTTGATCGAGCGTACAGCAGATGGTGGAACAACGTGGTCGACAGTTCGACCCATTCCGTACGATACGACGCTTGCGGCAGCGCCTTCGTCTGCACTAGCTGTAGGTACACAGCTCTCGGGCAACATCTACGACTACGAAGCGCCGATGGGCATAGCTGTTAGGTATCGAGCCACCACGATTACGACGCTGGCGATAGGCGACGCAGCTAACCCTTCGTCGGCACAGCCTTCGCAGTTGTCATCGATACCGTCGGCTCTAACGGCAGCAGTAACTCTAACTGCACCCGTTGGTGGCCAAGGCTTCTGGTTGAAGAATGTTCAAGCCGGTCTTGTCATGGCTGTTGATGTTCTGGACGATACCTTCGAGCTTGACTTCCCAATCCAGGAAGCAATGTACAATCCGCTTGGACGCCCTGATCCTGTTGTGGTTACGGATGTTGCGAACACTGTACAGTCAGGTCAGACAACATTCGAGTTCTTGACAGATGCGAACTGGACTACCTTCCGCGATAGCTTCTTCAAGTCGTTGCAGACTTGTTTGCTACAGAAGTACGACGGACAGCAATGGTACATTCAGTTCATAGGTACAGGTAATCTCAACGAGTCGAAGGGTCCTGTTCCGCTGTATCGCACGTTCAAGACGAAGTGGGTAGAGGTAGCGAGGCCATAGTGTATCCTCGTAGTTTGAACTTCGATCAACAAGTTGTCAACTCGCATACTGTTGTTTCGCGAGCAGACATTCTTCTTGATCAGAACTACGTCACTACGTTGGATATCACAGACGGAACTGTTACCGTACAGGACGATGCCGTTCGTCGACGTTGTTCGTTCTCGCTACAGGATCCAGAAGGTGATCTAGTACCGAACGACTTCAACGATCTTCTGACGCCAGGTAGAACTGAAGTGAAGTTATACCGAGGCGTTAAGTATGCGGATGGCTCACAGGAGATACTGCCACTAGGTGTGTTTGGGATCTCGCGCTTTCGTCTCGATGATTCTGGGCAGTCGATGTCCATATCATGCGATGGGTTTGATCGCGCACGAAGGGTTCAGAGAGCGGTCCTAGCGAAGGACTATCCGATCTACGGTGGCACCAACTACATGGTTGCCATCCAGAACCTCATCCGGTTCTGTTACCCAGACGTTCTCTTTGGTGCCACAGGTGCGACAACACTTCTGACACCATCAACTCCGATCGTTCTCCAAGCTGGGAAGGACCCTTGGGGTGAAGCTCGACGACTGTTGGGCAACATTGGTTACGAAACGTTCTTCGATCCAGATGGGTACTGTATCATCCAACCTGTGCAGGTTAACCTTGGGACCGCGGATTGGTCTCTCATCGAGGGACAGAGTGCTACGTTGTTGTCCTTGACGAAGTCGCTGTCAGACGAACAGTTCTTCAACCACGTAGTCGTGACTGGAGAGAACACCGCCAACACTGGTGGTGCGTACCGAGGTGAAGCTATGGATCAGAATCCAGCGTCACCTACGTACATCAATGGCCCAATGGGAAACGTCGTCGACTTCTATACGAGCTCGTCGATTACTTCAGTGCAGCAGGCAACGTCGGTAGCTCGCGCACGGCTCAACAAGTCGATTGGAATCCCGATCATTGTTGAAACCCAGGACCTAGTTCACCCAGCTCTCGATTTGGACGACACGCTTCAGATAACGCGCCTGAGGTCCAAGATCAACGATCTCTATGTTGTCAGCAAGATCTCCATTCCATTAACGTTCCAACGTTCGATGAACGTAGCGACAAGACTGAGGATGCTCGGTGTCTGATACAAGTCCTCCTCTCGCAGCTGTACTGCCCGGACAAGCTCCAGGTCGACTAGCTCAGGCGATCACGCTTCCCTCGTTTGGTGCTCAGCGTGACACGACAATCGTTCGTCGCCAAGGACTAGTTACTGCTGTTAATCTCGGAGCGTTCGCGGGAACGGTTGGAACGTATCCTATCACGGTCGATGTGCAG